GGAATTGTTCAAGTGTCAATTCTTGGTTTGGATTCTTGAAAGGAAAATCGTTTTTCATAGCCTCTTGCCAGTCCGCTTTCGCATATTCCGGCACTTCAACACCTTCGACCAGCTTGTTTATTTTCTCAATAAACTCGTAAGGATTTACCCAGTATTCTTTTACATAATCTAAGCCTTTGCGGTTTGGGTAATGGGTGAATGATGGGAGCTTTTTTTGTATTACCTCGTAATGTGAATGCGAAGCAATAGGGGATTGAGGGGTGGATCCAGTTTTGCCACATTGCCCTACAAAATCAGTCATATCTACAATATCTCCAACCTTCACCTTTAGAGTTTTAAGGTGAGCGTATCGGCTGGCAATATATCCAGTCGGCCAAATCTTCGATAATTCCGGGTGTTCAATTACAACCAAATTACCCCAGCCAGCACCGGCATTTTTAGCATAAACAACCTTTCCGGCCGCCATCACTTTCACCGGCAAACCTTCATCAGCCCCGCCGCTGTTGCCTTGGTTTGCATCCGTTCCCGGGTGATAGGTATTTGCGGGTGATTTAATCTTTTGGCCGTATTGATAGCCAGTTTTCCGGGTGTCCTCGAATGGTATTTGTGCGATCATAGGTTTATTGTTATTAAGCCCAAACCTCCCAAAAGAAACTAAAGGTCGTACTTGTTGAATAATTGGCCGAAGTCATCACCACGGTTAGATCAGTCGTACTTGTGACGGTGGCATCCCATGAGGTATTTTGATCGGCGGTTTTTGTTGCTGTCAAAATTTTAGCTACAGGGTTTGGAGAAAATTTTTGCACCTGATTTGAGTCGATCGTTATGTAAAGACCAGCATGTACCGCATTTATCACGTCATAAACGCCCTCGCTACTGTATCCGAAAGAGCCACCAACCCCGCCGACTACTCTAAATTTCTTGGGTTTGCGGCCTAAATTGTGGGTGATAGTTTTTGTCTGGCCGTTTGCAGTAACAGCCCATGAATCAGTACCACAAGCATATAATTTAAGTTCTTTTTGAATTGTGATGGCTGTTGCGGATTTAGCTACACCAACCAAAATGCCGGTATCGGTAAGAGTCACACCGCCCGCCGTAGTGCTGAGGTAATAATATTCCCCGGGTGTAAGCCCAGAAAAGCCCTCGACCACACCCTCGGTAATGATAAAATCAGAGGCCGCCGTTGCAATATTGCTTTTAACAAAGCCATCAAATCGCTTTCGACCATCTGTATAGTTATCAGCATCACCCTTATAATATCTACCGGCTGTCAATCCGTTTGTACCATCGGAAATAAACACCGCTTGCGGGGTAGTTGTGCCGTCCGTATCTTCACCGGCAACAGCCGCAAAGCCTCGTGGGTTTTTTTGGCCGGATAGGGTAATCAACTGTAAATTTGTACCGTCATAAGTCACCTCGCATATTTGCCCGCTGGCAATATCCCCATATTCCAAATCAACAGCTCCCGCCTCTTTTTTCAATGTCTTTGCACCGATGCCGTTTATATTCAAAGTGGCCGCCCCTGTATTCACGAAGTTTGCTTTGAAACGATAAACCGCCCCGGTAACGTAGGTCGTGATCTGAGCGTCTAAACTGGCTACATAGGCGTTTGCTGAGCCTGTAGTCGTGACATAATCACCAGCATTTTCAACAATGTCTTTTCGGATATTGTTGTATTGTGCGGCCGTTGCAATATCGGCGGCGGCTACTGTTGCAGAGTTTAAAGACATAAGAATTTATTTATTAAGCATCGGCGAAAGTCACTATTGATTGTACATTTAAAGTTTGTGAGCTTGTTTTTACTTTTGTTTCGGTGAAGCGGTTGAATAGCTGGCCGGTATCAGCACCAGCACCACCATCAATAAACATTCCATATTCTTCAAAAGTTCCGGTGACCTCCGTTGCTGAAAAGAATGTTTCGAGGTAAGCCACATTTGCCAAATAAGTGCCTGAGCTTAGGGCTTTTCGGTATGTTTCGTTTCCCAAAGTAGCATCGCCAACATTCGCCGCCGTGTTGTCGTTACCCAAAGCGGTATAGTTTACGATTCCGGTATATGTAGTATTGCCACTGAGTCTTCGAGCCAACACCGTACGGCCTAGAGTGGTCGTAATATTCTCTAAAATCTTTTCGTCAGTTTTGCATAAACTATGCAATTTTCGTAAAAAATGACGGTATTCTTGCCAGTTTTGATCTAAAATGTTACCTAAATCGGCAATTTGTGCCTCAATTTCCCTCACCATCTTTGATCTAAATATTCTATCCATCAAAGAAATTTTCCCGGGATTTTTGGCAAAGTCTAAAATCCGGTGACGCTCTTTTTCTACCCTCAAAATTTCATCCTGTAGTTTCTCGGCACGGCCATTTTTAATATCGCAGATAGTCAAAATATGTATGCCGTTGATGGCTACTTCCTTTTGGTCTGTGGCGAGGATAATATTTTTCATAATGTATTTTTGAGTTTATATTACAACTTACTACCGATCAATCAACCCCAATCAAACAAATTCCAGCGTGTTGCAAGGGTCTGGCCGACACTTGCTTCCCATTGCCAAGAGCCGGATGTTTTAATATAGGTGACATTTACATCGTTACTTTCTACAGTTTCGGGGCTTTTAGCTGACATGAAACCACCATCAAGAGCGGTTGCGTTCACGTCCGATGATTCCACCACCTCATTTGAAGTGGCATTTTTGGCAACGATCGCATCGGCGTTTACTTCGAGGTTGTCTTTTACCCTCAATAATAGCTGTAAAAATTCCACCCATCCGAAAAGAGTTGTACCAAAATCAACGCTGTACTCGAAATAATCCCCAAACTCACCGCCCGCTTGTTGTGATTTTATCTTTTGAATTACGAAAGTGTCATCGAGTGAGCGGCTACTATCTACCACATGAAGCAGTTGACCAGCTCGCAAGCCCGACTGTGAAGTTTTAAATTTGCCGGTGATGATAGCGTTTGAAAATTCCCGCACCCTTGCTTGTGCCATCGTCAGCGCCATTGTTTGATCTCGAATTGATTTATCAACTATCGGGTCGAGGTCTTTGATGCCATCGCCAATTCCAGCGGCTTTGAGTGCGTCAATGCTGGCCGGGTCTGAGTATTCAAGGTTTAATTCTAGGCGCTCATTGTAGATAAAAAGGATGTAGCTTGTAGATGGCAAAACTCCCTCAGCGCTTCCCTCGTTTAATCTCACGGTAGCGGCATTTGAATTGCTCAAATATAGCTTGCTTGTATCGTTATTGTCAGCCCCTTCGATACCGACAACCTTTGTATTGCTGAAAAAACTAAGAGTGTCGCCGTTTGTTTGGCCGGTAATATCTTTGACCGTAAAATTATTAGCATCAACAAAGGTGATTTCTCGGGCGGCTGAGCGGGTACGGTTGACTATCCAGTCACCAGTTACCAAACCGTGCCCTGCAATCGTGATATTTGTGGCCGTAGTACCTCCCTCAGTCAAATCGGTTGAGGTATTATTATCAACTTTCACGGTAAGATTATTGAATTTGGTTTTTAAATTCCATTCTTTTCTCACATCGTCACCTTGAAACGCCTCTCTATAAAAGCTATCCGATGTGTATTCACCGCCTAAAACTCGAATCCTATTGCCGACATGGGTTTGATCTACCTCTACGCTTAGATCGGTAAAATTATCACTCGTTTCGGTGATCTGGTAAGGTGCTGGCTCGGTTTCATTTGGTGCAAAATGGATGTACCTTTCATAGTCAATATACCAAACATACTCGAAAGACTTAGCCAAAATCTGCATCACCTGAGTTGGATTTGTGTAAGGCGCTCGGAAGTCATCAAAAGCGGTTGTTTCTTCAACGTATGGATAGTGTCGGAAGTAGGTTTTTTCCAAAATTCGTATGCCTGAAATGGAAACGGAAGCAGTCGAAGCGGCTGTTTTTCCGACTATTCGGATATAGTCGAAGTTTTCCCAATCAGGCGTACCGGTGACGGTAAAATCATTTGCTAAATCCAATTCAATATAAACAGGCGTATCAGCGGCGGCCACTTGGTTCAATATTGCGGAAGCACCACACACAATATAATTAGATGAATCGCTACCAATAGCGATCGTTAAGGTGTTCATATTTGCAAGGCTGGCAATCTTTACCCAAAACCCAAGCAGTCCTTTTGTGGGTGTACCTGTGACGGCTCCGGTCAAAGCGGCCACATCCGATTGCGTTGGCGTTGCAGTCCAGTTTTGATTTGCGGCCGTTGTTGTGATCGGGAAAACTCCCCAATGATCGGCCTCGTATGGGTCGGTTGCTGAGGTGGTAGCGTTACCAGCACCAGCACCGGCTACCCATTCGGTTTGAATATCGCCGTTTGTGTCGTAATCCATTTGATCTATCTGGTGGTTGTAGTTGATCGTTGAATTGCAAAAGCTGTTTATAATGTATCGACTGTCACGATCAACCCAGCTATCCGAAATATTCTTTTTATCAAAAATCTTCGTGTAATCAACGCATGTCACGGTGTACTCAATATTTTGCAGGACATCCACATTATAATCTTGCACATTATTAACCACGCCCCCGAAAATAAGCTGGCCGATTTTATCCCCGGCAATGTGCGTGCCATCCGGTGCGGCCGTCAAAACGATCGTGCGGGTCGCTTCATCATAGGTTAAAACCTCGACAGTTTCCTCATCACTATTTCCTATTCCAATTCTGAGCTTTTGCCCTGCAAAAAACATGCTCACATCGGTTTGATATTTTGCATTTAGCACAACCGTTGCCGAAGCTATTGAAGAAATTGTCGAACCTTTATAGATTTTTACATCCTGATTTTCTGTAGGCTTGGAGTTTTGAAAAACATTAAACTCAGCCGAATCAACCCTTTGCTGAATCTCGTTATTGATTTGCAGAGTTTCGGCGATAATGTCGGCCGTACGGTCTGAATTGTTGATATAAACATATAGCATTTATGCAAATTTAGTGTGCAAACCGAATTTTCTGATCGCTTTTTCAAAGATTTTGTCGGCCACCTCTTGACCTGAAACATCGCCGTAAACATTTACCACGACAGTACCACCGCCCATTTTACTAGCGGGGATAATTGAACCGCTCATATTTGGTACAAATAATTCCGGCTCATGTTCACCTACTAGATATGGTGTATTCGCCGTCACCATGCCACCAGTTGCTTTTCTACTTACAGGCGCTCTTGTTGTACCAGTCACACCTTTCTTGACATCCCCCTGCATCCCTAAAAGGTTTTTAAAAACGGTAATTGCCCCTTTTGCAAGGTCGATCATGCCATTTATATAGCTCATAATTGAATCAATAATATCTTTCACAAAGTCTTTCATGGCTTGCCAAGCTCCCGAGAAAGTATTTTTTATAGCCTCCCAAGCACCATCCCAATCACCACGAAGCAATGCCGCCCCTGTCTTGATAATTCCGGAAATAATATCCCATGCTACCTTGACGATCAATTTTAAATTATCCCATACCAAGGAAACAACCAGCTTGATGCCTTCCCAAATCGGTGCCCAAAGTATCAAGAATAGACCAGCGGCCGCCTTGATGATCTCGAAGAA